GCAATTGCTTAAAGTAGGCAGGGCGAGATAGCTCGACTTCATGCTCGGGGGACCACTCTGGGCAAAGACTGAGGCTCTCGTCTGTGACATGGCGGCAATAGTATTCGCGCAGGCGCTCGGTTTCAGTAAGACACTCTTCGAGAAGAACCTTTTTTTGCGCTGGAGAGAGCATAGTGTTATCGTCGATTGTCAAGAGAATATAACTACCCTCTGCGAGAGCTTTTGGCAGGAAGGTTGTCGTAAGAGGATGTGCGGGAGTGGACGGTGGCGTGGAAATCATAATAACCCGTGCGCCGGGACGAGTCGCTGTCATCGGGGTCACAACGCTACTGTATAGATAGTCTAACTTGTCTATGAAACCGGCTTCCTCAAAAACATAGAGGTCTGCGTTGTTACCGCGGCCAGCCTCAGGATTAACGTCTAGGCCAATAAGCTGGATTTCAGCTCCGTTATGGGGAAAGGTATAGGTAAGCTCACTTACTTTCCAGCGGGGTTTGAGTTCTTCGGGGCAATCGGCAAGAATCATCTCGAAAGCTGGGATGGCAAATTTTTTGAGGCCGGTTTTGGTACTGCTGGCATAAAAGATGCGAGGCAGGGGGTTCTGGCACGTGAGGGCCCACTCTACGCACTTAAGGGCGGCCCAAAAAGTCTTGCCTGTGCGACGAGAGCAATCTCCGTAAAAAAGCAAACTCTTAGATTGTCGAAAGGCTTCTTCTATAAGGCGCTGATGGGGTTTGAGTTTGTAGCGCAGATCGCCTCGATACCAGCTAAGTTCGCGAGCTTCTTTTTTGCTATAACGAGGCATTTGGGATTAGCCTACAGGGTCGTTATCGTCGTCGGAAGCATAACGAAGCAGGTCCTCGCTCTTGATTCGTTTGCCAAGCGGGCGGCGACCGCTAGACGAAGGCTTAATCTTTTCTGCGAGAATGGCAATAATTTTGACAAGGGTTTCCATGCGAGAGATGTCTTCGACCGCTAAGAGCTTGTCGCCGGCCATCTTTTCGAGGGCATCTATCTGGGTTTCGACTAAACGGTGTAACCGTCTAGCTGTCTTGAGGTAATCCGAGTCCATCGCTACTTAATCCTTGCAAGAGCTTTACTTTCGAGAGTTCTGTTTCGGCGGTCGCGACTCTCTCCGCGAGAGCTTGGTAGGCCTCAGCGAACGCCTTGGCGTTCGCCGTGGAGACATCTTTACCGCGAGCGCGGGTCCAATGGCGGAAGTTATAGGCGCCCAAGACCGTTAGGAGGGCTGCGGCTTCAGTTAGCGAGATACTTGTTGAAAAAGCCATTTTAATAAGGACCACAATAACAGCAATATTTGAGAGAGAGGCAAGGCCGTCTTCGTCGAGGAGGCGCAGGAAGTTAGCTATTTGCAGTAGGCGAGCTTTCATTTGTCGCAACCTCTACAACAGGTTCTTGCATGGGAATGACTTCAAGGCTATCGACGGCAGCCACTTGATCGGCAATAGCTTGCTGTTCCGCGAGGGTATGTTTTGTACTGGCAATCAAGACCTCATAAAAATGCTTTAGCGAAGCGATATCCATGGCATCGCGTCCGCTGAAAAAGCCTCTGCGGAGCAACCTTTGTGTGGTCTTATAGCCGTTTAGCATCTTAGTTAAATCATTGATAATATTCTGGGTTGTGGGGGACTTGGTAACCAAAGTTGACACTCCTTTTAGGATTATGGTAACTTTAGTTAAGTTAGCACAAGCCCTATAGGCTTGTCAAATGGGCATGAAAAACAGATACTTAAAAAAGAAAGCGCTTCCCAGGAATCATCAATGGCAATGGGATTTTGACTATGTCGAGAGGCTCTCCGCCAAGGAAAAGGAATTTTTGAACCAATTTGTAGCAGAATACTATGATGCAAGTTTTAAAGAAGATAAGCCCCTTCACAAGGGCACGAGGCTGCGAAGAGAGTGTTATCGTAGAAAAAATCGCCAGAATAAGGACGTGCAGTCTATTCTAGACTGCGGGGGACGGATGGATCGAGTGGATAAGAAAGAAAAAGCTTAGCTACTAGCCAACTCGAAGGTATGCGCGCAGCTGTAACATTGCATTCTTTGTTTCTTTCCCGTTCGCGTCACCCTAAAACCGTATTTACGCGTTAGCTTGCTGGCACAGCTGGGGCAAGCCTCTTGCCCGGTGTTGGCAATAACTGCGCGGCTGGCCTTGATGGTGACATAGGGAGCAATTCTTTTCCATACCTCGTATAGCTTTTGAACGTCGCGTTTGCAATAGCGAACCATTTTTTTCAGCGCGAGCGCGGAGTGCTTATCTATAATATCTATCCAGTCCTGAAAAGCCATTTTATCTTTTCCGCTGCCAGTAAGGAGTTTGCTCATGTATTCTAGACTGCTACTGGTGACATAAAAATGCTTTTTAATCTGCTTGCGAGTGTCTTCGCTAGTTGGCCATGAGATAGGAGGCTGACGGTGCAGCAAGCGCTGAGTGTTTATCTGCTTAATGTCGAAGCTATCACTATTCTGCCCGATGACAACATCCGCGCTCTCTATAACTTTCGCAAAGTCATTTATCATTTTACTGGAATCTTGTTTGGCCAGATTCCATTGCAGAGAATAAATCTTAGGGGAATGCTGCCAACGATAAGCTATGCAGATAATATCAAACTTCTGGCCCTCGACAATTTGATCATGTCGTAGGACTTGCTTGCCGGTTCGCCAGATCCACGCCTTAACGGGTGTCGTCTCTACGTCAAAAAAGAGTATACGGGGTTTTTTGTTTGTATCCATATTAGCGTATCCTCTTAAAGTATCGCATACCATTGCGGATGTCAACTTGCAAACGGCCGAGGACGCGGAGGCCGTCTATAGAAGAGAGATATTCTTGGTTTATGGGTATGCTCTGGCCTTCCATCTCAAAAAGTGCTACGAGCTTAGCTTCGCTCATTTCATCTCCATACGAGAACTTGGTCATAATGTTCTGCATGAGACTTTCATCCTTGTGCTTTATAGTCGTCCCGAAAGCGCTAAGGAGATTTGGCTCCAAAGCCTTGAATAAGGCTTTGGCGAGAGAGACATCCTCACCTAGGATAATTCTTTCATTATTGCGACAGGCAGAAAGGAGCATGGAGACCTTGAGAATATTTGCTAGCTTGCGGCCCATGTAGGCATGGAAGATACCATCGCTATTTCGATGCTCAGAGAGCCAATGGTTGATTTCATCGACTAGGCTGTCTAGCTCCGCCTGGGCGCCGTTCATAACTATGAACTCTCCTTCCAAGAGAGAGATTCTTTTCATTTCGTCTCGGAGCTGCGCTAGCAGCTCCTGGTCTACCTGCGGGAAGCGGGAAAGGCGGGGGCTAAACAGGTCTTCGTGGCAAAAAATGGTGCGCCCCGTGAAGCCTATTCCGGCGGTATCGATGAGGCGCGTGCGCTGGATCCAGTTTGGGGTAGTACATCCCAGTAGCGTAAGCTGGGGACTCATTATCTCGGTTTTGCCGTCTTTGATAAGAGTCTTTGTCCAAAGTTGCCCGGGACGGCGAGAGTCATAGAAATCAATCAGTAAGTCTATGATGTCCCCGCCGCCGATGTCCTTGATAAAGAGTCCAAGCTCGCTACTGTAGGTAAAGAGGCAGGAAGTGCCCGTGCGGAAACCTTTTTCGTCATAAGAACGTTTCATCTCTTTAATCAAGGCTGCTGGCGTTAAGACATTGCTGCTACGAATGGGTTGATTTGGCAGGCCTTCCAAGAGCCATTCAGTTGCCCTCTCTGCGACTGTTGTCTTGCCGCTACCGGCGCCGCCTACAAGAACCACATAAAGATTAGGATAGATTCTGCCAAGAATCTGACCATTATACCAACAGCGACGTTCCAGGAGCGCGGAGACGCATGCGAGGAAAGCCCAGCTAGTATAGAGAGAGCTCCATTTGTAATCGGAAAGGAGCTTATTCCATTTTTCGAGAAGTGTCATAATTGCAATAGCAGGTCCTTTAATCGCAAGAGTTCTTCCAGCGTGAGAATCACACAGCTTCCGCTGCCATCGCGGAGATGAAATTCCTGGTTCTCGCCAAAAGGAATAAATTGAATGGTTGCTTCGTCGCCTAGTGGCGTCTTGTCATAGGGAATCATTTAATATCTCTCCAATTTGGGCCGGTTTTTATATCGACAGTGAAAGCGCAGCGTTCATAGCGCCCGCAGGGGAAGGTTATTTCAGATATCGTTTTATTAATTAGGACTTTCAGTTCTGGTATGCTCTCGCGATGACACTCTAGGAGCAAGGCATCATGGATCTGATTAAGGACGTTGAACTCCGGGACATTTTCGGCGGCTACGAGGCGTAGCCAAAGCATGTTAACGCAGTCTGCTACTACTGTGGGAGGGACATAGGCTAGAGCTTCTTGGACAAGCTTTATTCGGCTGTAGTAGTCATAGTAGTTTCCATAGAACCGCCTTTTGCGGCCTTGGGGGGTCGAGATAGTTTTTGTCTTGATAAGTTCTGCTTGCGTGCGTTTGTGCCAGTCTTTTATGCCCGGGTAGAGCTTGAAATAAAGATCAAAGATTCTCTCGGCTTCGGTAAGGTCCATCCCGGCCTCGACTGCAAACTTTTTAGGTTGCATGCCATAGTTAAGGCCGTTGTTGGCGGCTTTGCCTTTTTTGCGAAAGGGGTTAGTGTCCGCGTCAAAGCCCTCTGTTTCGCGGATGTTAAAGCCTGCGATTGCGCTTCCCGTTAGGCTATGCAAGTCGCCGCCAGGCTGGTCCATAGCGGTTAGCATCTTGTCTTCTCCACTGAGCCACGCGACTACGTGAGGGTCTGCGGCTTTGAAGTCAAGGCTTAAGAGCACCCAGTCCGGGTGACTGGGAATGATGATGTGGCGAAAGCTTTTTGGAATATTTTGAATGTTAAAGCCAGTACCCCAGGGAGTGGCTTGGCTAGAGAAACGGCTCGTAACGGTTCCGCCACCGCCGCTATCCTTCTCATCGGCTCCTTCGCTTGTATCCTTGCCGCCTGTAAGGTTAATGCTGGTATGGAGGCGACCATCTGAGTCTAGCTTTACGTAGGCATAGCTAGTAAGGAGCTTTGCTGCGGAACGGAAGGCGAGAAGCTCTCCGGGAAGCGCGCTCTTGTTGCCTTGCTTGGCTTGAATCTTCTTGAGTGCTTTTTTGTCGGTAGTCTCGACACCTTCTTTGCCCGCTTTACTGCGTTTGCGAGGCAAACGAATGCCGGCCTGTTTGAGAAGGGCTTGTACCTGTTTGGTAGAGCTTGGGCGAAAAATCTGAGGTTTTTCTATGCGCTCGTAGACAGGAAAGCCTAATTTTTTAATAGATGTTAGGGTGGGGGAAATGCGACAGGCAATAAAGTTCCCCTCTAGGTCTTTTGTAAAGTATTTACTACCCGGGCGGATCTTTCCTTTGCGAAGCAAATGCTGGACTTTTGGAGGAAGCTGGGGTGTGTAGATAGCCTGCATTTTGAAAAAGGTTTCTCTTACCTGGGCGATAAGCGAAGCTTTCATTTCGGCGAGGGCCTGGTGGTCTACTACAAGGCCGCGAATGCAGAGATTGAGGACTTCTTTGCTGAGGGGCATGAGGTGGCCGTAGTAAAAGGCCCGGCGAGAGTCTTCGGCAAGAAGGGTGTCTAGTACATCGCGTATGGCAAGGGTGCGGGTAGCGTCTTTAGCGTTGTACTCGAAGAGGCTATCTGTTGCGACCCAGCTTTTTTGATCTTTCCAGGGATCGCAGAACAAGTATAAGCGGGCTAAGTCGCGAAGCGACTTAGGGGCTTCTGGATTCCATAGATGTGCCATTATCATTGTATCGATAATGTCTCCATTTGGGGTAAGCCCTAGCCGTGCTAGCCACAGGCAATCGAAGATATAGTTTTGAAATATCCAGGTACAATTAGGTTTTGCGAAGAGAAGCGCGAGCTGTGTCCAAAAAAACTCTTCTTCTTCGGGGGACCATGCACTCTCCGTTCCGATCATGAGGGGCATAGAGTAGCCGTGATATGTTTCACTTCCGCTGCGGTAGGCAAAGCCTATGGCACTGATCTCTTCTTCATAGAGTTCTATATCTAGGCTTATATTAGACTGCGATTGCAAGATCGCGAAGAGATTTTCTAGGTCATCAAAGGTACGCAGTACCTTTGTGGTTTCTTGGAAACGAGTGTAGGGCTCTTTTAAACCGATAGCCTTAGCCTTAGCGATTGCGGTCTGGATGAAAAGTTCGTTAATTGGGTCTTGGAAGAGGGTACTCGGTTCGGGGCAGTGGATAAGGATAGTGCTGAAGGGTTGTTCTAAGAGGTAGCAGTGATCTTTATCGCGGTCTACGATTAGATTTATGTGGCCGCTTTGTGGGCTGGTGGTAAAGCTAAAGTCGCTGTCGCGAAGGCCGGCTGCGCGGAGCCAGGGGGTTAGGAGATGAGTGTTAGGGGCTACTATATAGAACACTTGGTCTCTTTTTATGCCCCTCTAGGGGAGGGACACCCGGTAAGGGGGATTAACCGGGTGTCCTCGGGGGAAAGCACAGGGTAATTGCGGAGCAATTACTGGACTGTGCTAATACGCTTAATGATATTCTTTTCGCCGTCTGAACCATCGCGACGGGTAAAGGTCTCAACATCAACGTCTGCGAGAACGGTTACGCCCTCTAGATTAAGGGCTTCATAGTTTCCGCCCACGTTAATGCCAATTGCGGCTGGAACGCTGCCATACTCGTCGGCTTCAGCGGATGTGTCTGGCGCCCAAGTCATGGTGTGAAGCGCAGTTTCATCGTTAATACCGGCTGATTGGCCTAGTACTTTGAGGAAGCGCTGGGTCACACTACTGTTCTTGACAGTGCTATCCTTAGCGCGGAATAGGACGAGTGAGGCGCCCGTTAGACCACGATTTTCTGCATCTGCGTGGACGAGAAAAATTTCTGCTTTGAATTTTCCAGTGGAGCCCATCTGGCGCGCGCTAATGCGTTTTACGGTCATCGCGTAGCGACCTGGCTTGGCGAGCTCACGTTCTCTTTTTGGAGCTTCGGCGGAGAGGGCTGCTATCTCTTCAGCCGAGAGTTGTGGATCTTGGAATGAGTAGTTCATTTTCTTTTGTTTCCTTTTTTCTTTTTGTGTGCTTTATTGCACTCTGAAACCTTAACAGGTTTCTCTGGAACTTGCAAGGTTTTTTCGTAGAGCGCCCAAAAATAATTACAGATTTTTGTTTCGTGGTTGTAGGGAGCACTTGAAAAATATGATTGCCACTCTTCAGGATATGCAACGTGGCGATAGCAACTGTCTTTGAGGGGACAATTTTCGCCGGAGCGCAAGGTAATATCAGGCATTATTTCTTTCTCTTTGTTCGGATTAAATAACTGGTAAAATTGTCGGACAATATACCTACAAGAAGTGCCGTAAGTACACATTCAAAAAATAAATCCATTATTTTTTCTCCGTCATAACGCGGCCGTCGAAGACACTTAGGTCAAGGACTTTTAGATTGCCGAGAGCGTCAACAAACTCTGGGGCGACAAAGCTATTAGTAGCTATCCGTTCACTTTTCTTTGCCTTTACAACGTATTTACCGCCGGAAAAGGCAAGATATTGCACATCGGTCATACGGCGTGGGAGACCGTTAATAAAGCTCCCGCGGCCTGCGGCGGCGAGAACTTCCTTGCCCTCGAGATCTTTACTTTTTTCTACGTGGCAGTTAACGATAACGTTACAGGGAAGTTTATGCAGGCGTTTGAAGTAAAGTTCGTTGCAGAGATTGCGAATGTAATCCCAGCCCTCATAACTAAGCTTGCCATCGATTGGGATTTTTCCTTTTACTTTTGCGTGTTCTTCGGCTAGTTCGTTAAAGACGCTGATGGTATCGACTACGATGGTTTGATAAGGGCAATCCTTTAAAAGAGAGTCTGCGAATCGGATCGCACTTTCGACATCGGTATAAGTGTCAAAGTCTATGAGTGCCTTTTGTGCCGCTGGAAGGCTATCGGCAAGGATTTTCATTTTACCGTCGAAATCAAAGAAGTAAACGCGGCCCCAACGGGTGGCATCGGCTGCGCGAAGGCTTTTGCCGGTTCCAGTGTCTCCGATTTGAAGGAGACGGAGAGGAAGCGGTTGCTGGGAAGATACGTCTGCAAGTTTAATTGGCATTGTTACTCCGTTTCAAATATATTTTTCTCTAGCCATGGCCACCCTAGCTTTGAGAGTCTAGTCCAGTATAGGCCTTTGAAAGTTTGAAGGCAAGATAAAAATGCATGGAAGCAAAAATCTAGGTGCTCGTAATGAAAGACCTTTCCCTTTTCGGGCTGATGGCGGGGCAGATGGATGGCGCAATAGCCTTCTACCGGTTCGAGAGGGTGCAGTTCGTTGTAGGCTTGCCTGTAGGCAGCGAGTTGCCAGCCGGTGGTGGGAGATAGCATGCGGCCAGTTTTGAGATCCCCCAGGATCCTACGGATCCGGCCGTCAAAGGCGGTATGTTCTAGGAGCATGTCCACTCTACCGGCGAAGCCATACTGCGAACTGTGTACTGGAAACTCTACGTCTACAATCTTTAGATTGTTTGCCGCCAAGAGAGTGGAAAGAGCGTCTAGCTCGGGGAGTTTGTTATCTAGGCCATGTTTAAATTTATCTTCGAGGGCTCGTGCGATTGTGGTTCCGTGGTCCGCTGCGGTTAAGGACTTGTCATCGATTTCCTCTGCGGGGGTGCGGATGAACCATCGTTTGAGTTCGATTGGGATAATGTGTGCTAGCACACTGGTAACGCTAATGTAGTTAGCGCCGTCGCTATCCGTGTACCAGCGCCAATCGTTTTTATCCTTATCTTGGCAGGTGAGACTCATACCTTTGGGGTTTCCTGTAGAACTTGTTCCAGGAGGCTAACTTTTTTCTTCTTTTTCTGCCCGGCGCGGCGAGAGATAGCTTCCCGAGCCGCACGCCTCTCGGTGACGAAGCTGCTTGCATTTTCGGGAGAGAAGGGCTTGGATAAATTGTTTTGAGCTTCACTCATTTTTTTTTCTTCCTCCTTGGGCCCGATAGAGCCAAAGGTCGAGAATTTCCGTTAGGCGAGAGGTAAATACGACGAGGCTCGCGTGGTGCCAGTCTTCGTGATCTTGGTTGGGCGTTGCAACGACTGTTGCCGTTGCGATGTTTAGCTCATTGAAAGCGAGAATTAAGTTAGTTAATTGGACTTGATCCCAGGCGCTTTTAAAGAAATCTAAGTCTAGGTGATCTGCCGTAACGGCCTCAGCAATAACTTTGTCTTTATCGATTAGGGTTTTGTAGTTTGGCTTCTTCATTTTATCCTCGTATGATTAGACTCTCCGTGGCGGAAGTAGGCGCAGAAAGTGTCATGTGCGGCGTTGGTTAGAGAGACGGTTCCGCTTCGGACTGCGCTGTGAAGCATGGCGCTGCAGGTGCAGTATTTAAGCTCTTTTCTTTCTTTAATAGGGAGAGAATTAAATAAAAGTTTTAACCAGGATTTTGAGACCGAGTCTTTTATACTAATATTTCCATACTTACAAAAATAAATCGATCCTTGATCGATAAATTCGACGATAACCATTTCGCCAATGATATTATCTGAGATAAAGCTGCTATGGCTAGGAAAATACATACCGGGCAAATTCGGACTTAATATAAAGCCATTTAGAATCAGGGCTTTTTTTTCCGGGAAAGTAAAGGTATCTCCCGGCTTTAGACTATCGATTTGTTGAGAGGTCATAGAAGCCCCAAAAGATGCGCGAGTTTGTAGCCGGTCAAAACGGCGCCACCTAAAACAATTAACATAATTGCGATAAAGAAATATAACTCTGCCATTTCACGAATAAAGTTTTTCATATTTTCCCCTTGTTGTAGGGCCAATTAGCGGGCCTTGGGCTGATCTTATCGAGCTCTTCTAGCTCGATGAGGCTTTCCGCGAGCATGGAGTCTATTTCTTTTTGTACTCGCGCTTCGTCCTCGCATTCCGGGCAAAAGAAACTTGTGAGAAGGGGCTTTAGAGGGCAATTATGCTTTTGGCATTTGTCTGGCATGTTAGTGGACACTCTGGCCTGTGCCGATGTGATCTCCCTCCAAAAAAACATTTGGATCGTTTAGATTAAGGGTTATGACGCTGGCCGCTTGCACGCAGAGACTAGTTTTGTGGAGTTGGGGGCCGAAATGTGGGCCTGAGACTTCTTTAAATAGAATGCCGTTTGGGGTGCAGCCGCCGACTTCCCGGCCAGTGAAGAGATAGATGCCGCTGGTGGAGCTAAAGACCTTCTTCATTGGGTCATCGGTTGGGAAGGTGCTGCGCGCGGGAGCGTCGTCGCTAGGCATGCGGAGGGTCATTAGGACCGCTATGGCGATAATCCAGAGCATGATTGCCGTGGCCGCGAGAAAAGCATCTAGAGGGCGTGAGAAGTTCATGAATTAAGCATGACACAGGGCCGGGGGTTCTGTCAAGAAGTTTTATGAGGCGAGTTCTTGCGCGAGACGGGCAAAGCTCGCTCGCCAGGCGGCTAGCTCTCGGCGGCGCCTGCGGAGGACGTAGGCAGGGTGGTAAAAGAAGGAGACTATTTTAGGCATCTTTAGGAAGTGAAGCGGCCATTTTTGTATTGCCTCTCTGGCGGTGCGCCCTAGGCAAATGAGAATCCGCGGCTGCGCCAGTAAGAAGTGTGCTATTAGCTCGTCTTGGTAGAGGGCTATTTCATCGGGAGTGGGGGTTCGGTTGTTGGCCGGGCGGAAGTTTATGGTATTTGCGAAGAGACATTCATTATCGGAAAAGCCTGCGTCTGAAAGGGCGCGGCGGAGAAGTTGCCCGGATGAGCCTATAAAAGGACGGCCGAGGGAGGCCTCTAGGCGACCGGGGGCTTCTCCTATGAGCATGATAAGGGCCGGAGAGGGGCCTTCGGGGTGGACAAACTTTTCCATCAGAGAACCTTTAGGGTAGTGAGGGGACAAAAGCTATCGTGAGGTTTTTCGTCTAGAAGCATTGCACGGGTCATGAGTTTGGCAGAGCACTTGCAGAGACGTGAAGCGCGAGCCTCACGGATTGTGTCTATGGAGTTCTTGGAGAGCGCTCGGTCATAGGTCGGCGAGTTTACGTAGTAAAGAAGATCATTCTCGATAAGCTCCACTATCGTTTCCGCAGGAAACGGCCACCATAGGCGGGGTAGACCGTAGGATTGTTGTTCTTGGTCGCTAGGGATTCGGAAGAGAAAGAAATGCCTCTTTGCCATTCTAGGCTCTAGTAAGATTGTATTCCATGAGTTCAAGCCACAGCTTTTGGGGGTCTCGGTAGCGCTGTGGGAATTTGCGCTTGCTATAGAGGCGCATGGCTTCGATCATGGTTTTTTCTTCGACAAGGGCTTCGTTATCAGCTTGCTTGACGAGTGGGTCTAAGAGAGTCGGTAAATTGTATTCTTCCATGAGACGAGTAAAGTGAAAGGCTTCAATGGCTTCGATTTGATTACAGGAATGTTTAACGTGGCTGGGGATATCCCCGATTACAACTTCGGCTGCATCATGGAGAAGAGCCTGAAGGCGCTGGGAGCGGTCGCCGCCTCTGTCTCGTACGATTTCATAGACGCGAATGGAGTGGGTAAGCACGTCAAGGCATCCGGCTGAGCCAGCGAAGCGATTGATGTGGTTGAGACTGAAGGCAATTGCTTCGAGGGGAAGCCTAGCAATGTTGAATGCATCGCCGGGAACGGGAGGAACCAAGAGATGGACGAAGTGTTTGCGGTTATTAGATAGTTTCTTTTCCATACCGAGAGCTTACCGCGAAAAAGAGACGTTGCCAAGGATTTTTTTATCCATGTCGGTTAGCTTGTCCTTGGCGACACCCCGGCGGCCATTGGTGGCGACTACCGTTTGGCGACAGTAGCCACAAGATAGACAGAGATGTTGGAGGGTGGTCATATAGCGAGTGTGGGCTAGGGGGCGGATCCAGTTTGTGCCGTTACAGTACGGGCACCATGTTTTGCGGGATATTACCATAAGATCGCCGCGAGAAAAAGGAAAGAAAAGACTGCATGGATTTTCCAGGTTATTCTGGCATAGTCTAGTGCATTTTCTGCGGTGACTGCGCCGAAGAGGCTAAGAGCGCTGCTGAGGGAAGAGATAAAGAGGCCGAGGGCGTAGAGTTTGTATGGGTCCATGGAAAGAGCTTAACAAATGCTTGCGGGAGTGTCAAGTTTATGATAGGCTTTTCGGATGGTGTTTAAGAAGCAAAAGAAGAACCCGAGCTATAAGTTTGAGATTGGGTATAAGCTTATCCTTCTTAATAGCAGTCTTTTCCATCAGTCCCTGTATCAAGTTTTGGATGAGGGCGAGGCTCTGGTGGATGTTAACGATGATCTATGGATTCGGCTGGAAGATGACGGCGTTTTTAGTACGTATGCTAAAATCAAAAAATTGGAGACAAAATGGTCACACTAAAGGCTCTTAGGAAAGCGCGAGGCCACTTTGTGGTTTTACAGATTAAAGATCATGTTATCGGTGGCGCAGATATAGATCCGGTTTTTATAGAAGTAAATGGATGGCTTTCGGTTGTTGATGAGGAAGAAGGCGTCGTCCAGCTTCTTCATTGGGTCTCTAGTGAGAACCGTGATGACGATGAGGGAAGTCTAATTCTTATCCCGGCTATTGTGCGGTTGCGGGTACTGGGGGAATGAAACTTTTTCTATTTTTGAGCCCTATAGCCATTTGGCTATATCTGGTCTTCAGTCCGCCACAGTTTGGAACGACCCCTTTTGAGGAGACTACTATTATTGAGGCGATCCTTGATTTCGGGAATTGTTCTCTGGTTCCCGCGGAGGCTCAACGAAGGCTGAAAGAGCTTTCTAGTGTGATTGTCCTCCACGAGGACCTCTATCGCTTTCCTGCTTTTCGTCCGCCGAATAATGAGCTACAGATCTGTGGCGTCACGTTCTATCTAGGGAAGCCTATCATTGCCTTAAACACTAACCCTCTTGCTTTTGAAGCATGCTTTTGGTTTGGCGAGCAAGACTATCAACGGACTATTCGCCACGAGATGCTCCATGTCGCGGGGTTAGACCATGGAAAGCTATTCTCTCGCATTCTCCGTGAATGTGAATAATCACGCCTACTTAGCGATTAATAAGCCAAAAACAGCTCTTTTCCTTGTAATTTCATGCGCTTAAAGATTAATTATTAATTTCTGCTAGACCCCCACCCCCCTTCTCTCAGTATTTTTTTTATTGACACGGCCTACCCCCTTATGTGAAAATAAATAATTAAGATGGAAAAAGATAAAAAACTCAAGCAAATCAAGTCAGTTAGCCTTTCACCAGAGCGAATCGAAATTATTAATCGCTTCTGTAAAGAAAACGACTGTAGTTTCAGTGCTGCCATCAACATGGCTTTTGATGCCTTTCTCAAGCTTCCTCCTGAATCTCGCCCAACAAAACGCGGAAAGCTTTCTCCCGCATCCCTCCGCAGGAAACAAGATAATGCCATGGCCAGATGGGATAACTTTTGCATCCTCCACGGAGAGACCCTTACTACCCGATTTTTTGGCCCTCGCGTGCTTTGCGCCGAACGGGGAATATTGTGGAATATAGTGGACAGTGATCCCCGGCAATTTATTGAAGATCGAAAACTTTTTTGGAAGCTCAATTATTCTGGGTTAAGTTTACCCGAAGATTTAATCATAGAATTATCAGCTGGTCATCCGGAGTTTTTCATCGAAAGTCAAGCCTACATCAACGGCACTCCCGGAAAATGGGAGGAGGAATTATGAAGAAAAAACTATACGAATTAACCCCAGAGCATGAAGCCCAACTAAAGCCATGGGCCGATAAATGGACTAAGATTATACTTAATACGGATGCCATGACGGAAGATGATAAAGTGAAGTTTAAGGAAGCTATGGATGGTTTATATGCTGCCGCCAATTTACCCGTTCCAAAAACTATTATACACGTACAAAGTCCTTTTGTGGCTATTATGGCCGGCGTTCTTGCCACTTGTCTTATAGAAGAGCAACAAAAAAATAAAATAAACGTCGCCATGAGATCCGCGACAGAGGCCGCGACAAGGGCCGCGACAGGGGACGCGACAAGGGCCGCGACATGGGCCGCGACAGGGGACGCGACAAGGGCCGCGACAGACTTAAATACCTTTTATACTGGTTTTTTAAATAATGAGGATCTTAAACATATTTTTGAATCTTTCGAAGGTAAAAATTTTAAAAATGTATTACAAAAGTTTTCTTCTGTATGGGATTTCTTACATCTTGGAAATGAATGGTCTCAGTCGACCTCTTTTTATTCTTTTTTCGATGATATAGTGGGTCTAAACCTTCCAATTTATGAGAAATGGCGTCATTATAAAAATGCAGAAATATATGGGGGTGCTCGTTTTATGCATCGAGACTTTGTTATAGTATCTGACCGTCCAGAGTATATCAAAATGAACGCTCAAAATAGACCCCACTGTACCACGGGTCTCTTTAAAAAATGGCGCGATGGCAGTGCCCTTTACGCACTCAATGGTACTTTCGTACCTGCTAAATATATTGAAAAACCCATAAATGCTAAAGAATTGCTAGCAGAGCCAAATAATGATGTTCGCATGGCCGTACTTCGTAACATGCGCGGCGGCTTTGATGATCTAGTGCGCGCGCTAAATGGCAAATTTATATCAAGCGCACCTTCGACGCGCGGCAGCACAAAGCCAATCGAGCTTTGGGAAGTGCGTCTACCTAACGACAATGAAAATATTCGCTTGCTAAAAGTCACCTGGCATGATACTCTCCAAGAACAGGAAACATTTTTAGGTGTACCACGTACGCCCGAAGAGTTTCAAAACGTGTTCGGCCTTGTGCCAACAGACTGCGATAACGCAGAGCTAGTGCGCCTCGCAACCATGGGAATAGACACTAGTAAATATGAAATCATTAGCGAAAGCTAAAAAGGAGAAACCAATGAGACCAAAGAAACTAAAAGTAATCGTTCAAGGAGAAGTCATCATTCGTGAATTGGCCGAAGACCGCCGGCCAGAGGCCTCGGCAAACCTAACCGGCATAGTCGCAACCGGCGAAACCGGGAATCCTCATACAATCATGGGCGGAAAGTTTGAGTTATTCGGCAACGCCCTCGCAGCGGGCAACTTACTTCGCGTAACAGAGACAACGCAGCTTGTTCATGGCACCGAAGCCCATAGTGGCCACGAAGTCGCCATTATCCCCCCGGGAGTCTACGAGATTAACCCACAACGTGAACGCGATCTGCTGACTCGCCGTAGCCGAACAGTGCTTGACTAATGCACCCAGAAATAAAACAGATGTGGGTAGACGCACTACGGAGCGGGGATTTTAAGCAGGGCCAGGGGCAACTTCTTGAGAATCATTACTACTGTTGCTTAGGAGTTCTTTGTGAGATTACTAGGCAAACCATTTATCCCCGAGATACAGAGTTAACGTCTTCTATGCTTAAAACTTGTAAAATTTCCAACAAAGAGCAACAAAAATTAATTTGCCAAAATGATGGAACGGGGTTATATTATGATAACAGCCAGTCGTTCTCACAAATAGCCGACTGGATAGAGGAGAATTTGTGAGCCAAAGACGAGCTAAGTTTATTACAGGGAGTAATACTTGGGAAGTAAAAATCTATGATATAGCAAAAGGTGCTGACTCATCCATGTACTTTGAAGGTAAGATCGAAGTAGACGTATTGTACGCTATTATTAACTTTTTAACAAATGATTTAAAGTCCGCAGACAAGGAAATTAGAAAAATGAGCGCAAAGTTATATAAAATTCATCGCCTTTCAGAATAAACAAAGAGGAGAATCTGTAAATGTGTGTATGGTATGGAAATACGGGAGACAAAGGATATTACATAGAAGAATGTGAGGACAGCGGCTGTCATACTCAACAAATTCCTCCGTTAGGAAGCCATGCCCATACCATTGAAGCTCTCCGCTACGACACCGGCAAGCCCGAGCTGCACCATATTCACCCGGAGGTTTGGAGACAAGGAATCATTAATCCGCGTCAATTGCTTGACGGCGCGGATAATGCGCTTAATCAATGGTTTTATTATGATGATGTTAGTTCATTACAACAAGTTTGGCAAACTTCTGCTAAACTAATTGCTTCAATTATTTCTCCGGTTCTTTCTTTCGGTGCAAAAAAGTATGCTAGCCTAAATTATACTAACGGCATGGCCTTCTCTAGAGTGCTTAACTCTTGGCGCCGCCATTTGCTCGCCATAGCAAATGGCGAAACCACTGACCCCGAAAGCGGCCTCTCTCATGAGGCCCACGCCCTCTGTAACTTCATGTTTGTAGTCTGCTACGTCCTAACGGGCGTCGGAACGGATGATAGAGTTTTGTTGGAGAAGAAATAAGGCTATGGCCTTACAAAAGGCTTGCGAATAATATCAAGATAGGATATTCTAAGGAAATGAGCTCTCTACTTATGTTAGTTTTACTAGGCTGTTTAATTTTTAACCCTGCCGTGGCTCAAGTAGGGCCCAGCCTAGAAATTGAAGGCTGGTCTCAAGAACAAACCAAGATCATTAAAGATCGAGTCGTCCGCATGAGTCTTAAATTAACATCCTGTGAGTTCTTCCGCGCCGGCTGGCCCATCAACCATGACTATCTAACTACCCATATGGTAATAGCCCCTCCCTCTTTCCAACCTCTCCCAAAAACAGAGGAAAATAAAAAGGTCTGCGCCATGGCCCATCCCTTCAGCAATACCATTGAACTAGACGAGACAAAAGCAGACATTGTCTGCCCCAAAAATGCAGTCATGATGCATGAACTTCTCCACATCGCAGGCTTCGCCCACGGCCCCGAAATGGCCGGCATTCTCGACACCTGTCTCGGACCCGGCGCCGGAAACTCTGCCCGCGAGACTTTCAGATGAGATGCCATACCTGTGCTTACGGCACTTTGCTTCGCTTTCTATGTTATGAAAGCAACTATGCCCTCATCTGCACCAACTGCGATGAAAAGTTCTTTTCCCTCTCTCCCATCGTTAACGACGACTGGGACCACATCTGCGATCAATTTAGATATGAGCAAGACCTAGCCCGTCAAGCCCGCAGAAAATTTGACGCCGCTCTTCGTAAGCTCACGAGAAGGGAAAGATAGAGCTATGTCACAGAACACACAAGAAATAAAGTCAGATACGCCTAAGCAAGAGTCTACCGCCACAGAGCCCGCCAAGAATGAAGTCCTAACCCCCGAGATAATTCAATCTTGGCCCCCGAGCAAACTATGACCGCCACAGAGTGCATGCTATTGGTATTCGTCGCAACTATTCTGGCAGTTGTTTGGGCCAGCCTAAACAGAGGTTTCTAGTGAACTTTCCGCCAGAGCGTATCTGCCCGAGAAAAGGATTCTTGTCTTTAGTAGAGCACTTAAGTCCTCTCGGCTTCTACTGGCCAGTTCAACTCGACGTTTACACAAACAATTCGGCTTTATTAATAATGTGGCTCTACGCAGTATACGGAAATGACATTAGCATTGAATGGAGCGACTGCTACAATGATTGGTTAGTCTTTCGACTTCCTAGCTAGCTAGTCCGCTTTTCCTTAAGCTCCTGGCACTCACAATAAAGGGCATTCGCTCTCAAATCCACAGCCATCTTACCTGTAGACTCTTTCCCCTTCAGCAAACAATGATCCACGCAAATACTCGCCCCAATCGGCGCGCACAACGCACCAAACATTTGAATCCCCTCTTGAAGCTGTTGTGCCAGCGTCCTGCCCTCATCCTGCGGCGCCTCTTGCGCAATTACGCTCGTCCCAAACGCCAACAAAGCCACAGTCAATAACATCAATCTCATCCTAATATCCTTCTTTCTCGCTATAATGCTTTCTAAGCTTCTTCATGGCCTTTCTCTTCACACTATAGGCAATCGCCACGGCCTGTTTCTGGGGCCTACCGGCCCCGATCTCTCGCCTTACATTCTCACTAAAAGTCTCTTTACTTGTTCCACTCTTCAAGGGCATTTTTATCCTCCTACGGAAAGAAAACTCGATGACCACTCTTCGGCGCGCCCACTTGAATGTGACACCAGCTCGGCGTCGCTTCCCTCGCCTCAATCGCTAGATCCAGTTCCTCAAGCTTCTTAACATTCTGTTTCAGCAGGCCATTCAAAAGGCCTTTCTCGTCAAGAATATCAACCGCCATCCCGCGAATATGCTTCGAACCCGGCGCCCCTCCAATAGCCTTGTTATAACTCTCCGGCCTCCACCCGCTCGTCACCACGCACTCAAACTCCGGAAGCAAGGGCATCGCCCAGCTAAGCAGTTTGTTAACGCGTTCGCCAAGAATAGCAAGATTAGTTAGGACCTCGGCAGTCAATTCCACTGCATGCTCTGGCTCTTTATCATGCCCCCCAAGAAGCTCTTGCAGAGAGACCCACTGTCTACTACGCAGACAAGCTGGACACCTGTCCGTACTTGTCATCATTCCACAAAACTTACAAAGCAATATACGCAATCGTGACATATATTTACCCGCATTATCCATCTTCTTAGAATAGCACGGTTAAGCCAATACCGCCAGCATTCTCTCGGGAATCATAATAAACCCCGCCATACACATTCCCCAGCAATCTTTTCTGCACGCTCACAATCGGTCTATCTAGCCTATCAATAGGCATAAGCAAGCTCACAGAATAATCCGGCAGGCGCTTGACAATCTCTTCTTTACTCCTGTCAATAACTTTCTTACGCCTCACGACCGTCCCATCCGGCTTAGTCACCACGGTGTCTACGGTAGTAGTATCAGTGGTCTTAATCTTACGCGAATCTGCGAGCCAATAACCCGCCGCGCAGCCAATTAATAGCGCAGCTATTAACCATTTCCAGTTCACTGATGGTGCCTACCAACAATAAAATTAATTCCCAGCACAATCAAACCCCAAAAAGCACTCAGTATCCGCGCTTCCCACTTCTGGCTCGTCTTAAACCCTGTCAATTGTGTTGAAATTTCGCTAAGCTGGGCATGCATATCCTTTTGGCTCTCTTTTAACTCTTGAATTTCACTCATAACGTGGATCTTATACTCGCTCCACCCATTCTCGCCCGCCATTTTATTTTGTCCCCTCTTTAATTTCTAACTCATTGACCTTATCATTAAACTCCGGATTTTGCATCAGTTGATACCACGTCACAGCCACGCTCCGCGCCCCGCGGTTAAGCGCCTGCTGCAGAGGCAACGAAAACTTCCCTAGCTTCTTAATATTAGACTGGATCCACTCGGCGCTCCCTACCAGCTTGCCAACAGCTCCCTCTTCAACGGCTTTTCCCGCAGTCTTAAGCGGCGACGAAATAATCCCCACAAGTGGAGCACCCTCCTTTGCCGCCACTTTCTTCGCGAGCCCAGGAAGTATCTTATGCGCCGAAAAGATAGTTTTATTTGCCTCAGCAATCGCTTTCCCAGTATCGCCCCCAACCTGACCCGCAATATTATCCGTCGCATCCTTTAAACTCTTCCAGATATTAAAAGCTACCTCATCCTTCACATTCCCCTGCGCATCAAACGCGCGGTCCCCGAAGGTTTGATACAAATTCCGCAATTCACTAGCTTTCACTTCTGGCTCTTTGGACATTGTCTCCACAAAAGCCTGCAGCCTCTTAGTCTCTTCCGGAAATACATCCTGAAACTTAACAAGCTTATCAAGTTCCTCGCGAATAGGTTTAGACAATTCTTCCCCTGACACGCGGAAACCACTCGCATCAAGCTGAGCAAAAAGACCATCTAACTCCATTCCCGCAGCATCCTTTATCCCTAAAACACTTTCCTGAATAGCCCGAGGCTCTGTCCCTTTCGAAAATAACCCTCTCGGCTTTAACGTTGAGATCGCCTCATTCGCCGTCTCACTTCCAATCTTAGTCCCCTTCTTAGCAAATCTCGTCAGCTCCGCGCTATTAACACCTACCGCCTGCCTCGCCGCTTTCTCCGGCAACTCACCCGCTCCGGCTAGCAACTTTCCCGCTCCTCGTGCGGCTATTCCAAACCCCAGGCTCAACAACGCCCCACCCGCAGCCCCTGCAAGTTTCTGTGGAATAGACCCTTGGGTACTGGTAAACCCGCTAATGGCCCCTGTAGCCGCATCCACGGCCTTTTTAGCCGGTAAAATAGCCCCCTGGACCATCTGACCCGCAAATTCGCTTCCCAAACCACTTCCCGCTGGCTTCGGCACAATACCACTAGTCAAACCGCTCACAAAACCTCCGGCCTCTGGCGAGGCCATTTGTTCCGGAGTATATAGAACTTCTTGGGGTTCTTTATTTTGCTGCCTAATCTTTTGAATATCTTCACTGGAAACAGCTTTAGGCGTTTCTGCGGCAGCCGGCACGGCCGACAAGCCAACCTTCGCGCCCGCTTTCTGTATAAACTCTTCTTGCTGCGCAGGGTCTAGCCTGTCAAGCTCTTTTCCCAAAGCTTGCATATCGTTCCCACGTTCCTGCAAAGCGCTAAAGACCTGTTTCGCATATTCTCTATCAATTGGCATTTATTTCAGCTTTCCGATAAGCGTGTCCACAGTTGGGCTATTATCACTAGCCTCTGGATTCTCTTCCTTAACCGCACTCTCTATCGTGGCATCAAATTGCTTCTCAAGTTCGGGAAATCTTTTAAAGTGATGACTCACGGACGCCTTATAGGCTTTACCAAAATTCTCCCGTTGATGCACCCAATAAGCCCGCTCTCTCTCAAGAGTATGTTTCATCTGTTGCATCCGTCCAGGCGTAATAAATTGCTGCGGATTACCAGTCACATACTGTTTCATATCAGCAAGGCTTCCCTGCGCAGTCTTGGGAATAAGATGTCTAATGGTACTTTCCGCCGGAGCATTCGAGCCACTCAGCAGCGAGGCTATCCCCGTTGCCAATTCTGTTGCCAGCGGACTATCCGGAGTAATATCTTTCGTTGTCATCGCGCGATTAAGAAGTTGTAGCATATTCTCCGCATCTTGAACCCTCTTCACAGACCGTCCTACGGTTTGAGTAGTCCCACGGCCCCCTGCCACCGCGGCCATAGCGGCCTTGCCCACATCGTTAGCTGCTTTGTCATAGTCATTACTTGCGGCCACGCTAGACTTTTCTTTCTCTTTTTGCATCTTAGCAATTTGAAGGATTGCTTCATAAGGTTTCTCCGTCTGCAGCTGCAGGCGAGAGCGTCCGGTAGCATATGTTTCCATAATCTTGGGGTCTATCTTTAACTGTTGGGCAATAGGAAGCGCTGCCTTAAGCCAAGCCGTTTGAGCAATCTGACTCCGCCCACTCTCGGGGTTTGAATCTTCTTCTTTTTGTTGCAGCGCTATCTTAGTCGAAACGCTCTGCAATTTATTTGCGAGAGCTTCCTTATATGGAGCCTGTCTCTCAGCTTCCACTCGCAAAACCGCTTCCGCAGGATTTTGCCCGGCCTGACCAGCAGTCATTCCAACCAAACCACGAGCAAAACCTCCCAAGGGAGCTGGTTTAGCGGGTGCCGCCTGCCCAGCCTCTTGCTGCAACGCCGCTTGCTGTTGTAAAAGTTCATCTAACGTTGGCATTTTAATAGCCTCCAATATTAAATTTTCTACCCATACCTTGATAAGTTGGTGCAATATTTTCTAGTGTATCGGTGGGCATGGTAGGGGTATATCCAGGCTTTACCATTCCACTAGCGCCGCCCGTTGCAACGCCGGTAGCAAAATTAGCAATTCGATCAAAAGCACCCGTCAATTGATTTGTTCTAGCATTCCCCGCAGCAATATTCGGCGCATTAATATCCTGTCTCCGGCCAAAGTCTAGCTGATACTGTTGCAGTGGAAGATCATTCCTAGCCGCACGATTAAGGTTCTCGATCTGCTGTCTCTTAGCAAGCTCTTGCTGTCCCGCATCACTCATCAATCCAGCATTAAAACGATTAATGACATCTTGTGCCCCGGCCGCTTGATAATCCTGCCCGCGAATATTGCCCGCTAGCGTGCTACTATTCAAAAGAGCATCCATCGCACGCTGACGCGCTTGCGCGGCTATGTTCACATCTTCAAGCGATCTGTTCGCGGCACTCGCTTGGTTGCTACGCAATAGCGAATCTAGGGTTAGTCCACTGCTGCCAAGCCCCCGCTGCGCAGCATTTTGCATTATTGCCCCGCGTTCGCCCTGTTGCACGGTCGCTTCGCGCGCCCGAACATTAGCGAGATTAGCCTGTTCTTCCGGAGTAAGGGCCGTACCAAGCTGACTCTCTTGCTGTAACCGCTGAAGGGCCGCTAGTTGCGCCGCTTTAGCCTCTGGCGAAGCATTTGTAAGAGCGCTCTGGCCTTGCGGGGCCATAAAATCTCTATAATCCCCCACAGAGCCAAGTTCTAGCGGAGTGAGAGTAGGAGCCTGGATCTGTTCCAGCGATCGCCCCGCTCTTTTTAGCGCCTTAGCCTGTTCACTTTCGCTAATTCCGAGAGGTTGCGTAACGATATCGGTTAGATTCGTGTAGGCATCACCGACAGGGCCTAATAAATCTGTAAAATCACTCATTTTATACCCTTATGGTAAGAAGTTTATGCGGAGCTACGGTCCAACCCAGGTCCTCAGCGCGTTTTACAAGCGCTGGGATCTTGCTATAGCCTAGCAGACGCGTCAGGCCATTAGCTTTGGCTACCGCGTGGATTGCCTCTAGCAGCGCAGTTAAGACCTCATCCCTTTCTGTTCCTTTCTTCACTACAACGGCCTCTAGCAGACCAATCTTGCCCTCCGCAAGCCTCAAAAACATCATAGCGCTGTCGCAGACAACGCCCAGTAACGGAAGATCCTCCGGGGCAGGTACCCTAGAGCCATATTCTCTGTACCATTCCGCTAGCGTCGCGTAATCTCTCTCCGATTCGTAAAGTCTGATATCCATTAAAACACCAGTAAACTCAAAGTATAGTCTGTTCCCGCAGTTAGCCCCTCGATAGTTCCAATAATCTGCCCGCCTACCTCAATCCACTGGCTAACGCCAATGGCATTCCCGCTAGTCAGGCCAGAGGCCTGAACTAAAATCAGTCCCCTAAGCGAGCGATCAAGAGGATTGATAAACGAAAAGCTAGAATTTGTCCCGTTTACTTGTATATCCATAAAACGAGCCTTCACATTCTCTTCTATCTCAATTCTGCCCTGCAATAGTGCGACTGTTGCTTGCATAAACGCATTCAAAGGATAAAGAAGCTTATCTATCCAGCTTGGCGCCTCTGGACCAAGGTCGCCTTTAAATATCCTTCTATGCGTGGGAAGCTTACTATTGACCACGGCTAATCCTAAAGTCTGTGAAGCCTACTTCCGCGGTCACGCTCATGCCGAGGAAGGAGAATGCATTAAAAGCTTGCTCTAGCTCCAGGCCAAACTCAAACCAATGCCCCATATTAACAGCAGTCGGGAAATACATCCGTAGCGCCTGGAACCCGCCCGGGAGTCCGCCCCAAGGCGCTTCACCCCAAGGAAAGAATCCCCACGGTCCCTTAGAGGGACTCTCTAACGTCGAGCTTGCAGTCCCATTGCTAAAATTACTTGCCGTGAGGGCCGTGGCAGTATCAAACCGCGCATCCCGGAAAAGATAACTTGCATCACTGAGTTGTTTTACAACCCCCGGGTTATCCATCGCTTCAATTGAGAACATAAGTTTATTGAGAATAGGCGTGTAAACGGTTGCCGCGCCATTACTCCAAACATAGCTATGTCGCAAGGTAAGAGTTGTTCCCACGATTTCTACAATCACATCCTCTAAAAATCCCTGGACCAGCGTCATCCCTACTACCACTCCCGTCGGAACGCTTGTCACAGTGACTTCGTCCCCACTCACGCCAGTTATATTCACGGTATACTCATCGTCTGCGAAATCAAAATCAGTAAAGGCTTTGCGTTCTTGAAGCGCTTGGTCATCCGCTGCGCGAGCGAGATAAAGAAGTTCACTATGAACGAGTCCCTGGCGCATGCTAAGAGGCCATTTGGTCCACGCTCCCGTTAGATAGCTATAAACAAAAATCTCGCTAGGAACCGTTTCACTCGCCGTTGCCGGCATGGCTAGCATATACTTCCTATCGCTGGTATAGCTAATCCCATATGCCAGAGAAGTAAAGTTACTAAGCTGACTTCTCTGTAGCAACTCGCTTTCAATTTGGCGACCTATAAAAGTCTTTCCACTAAGATCAATTGCTACTGGTCCCTGCGTGGTCATACAAAAAATGCTATTATCAACCAGCACCGCTGTCTCCGGTCCACGTAAAAAGAGCGTGCTATCATGAACCTCTGCCACAAAGCTATCCGGCCCAAATCCAGTTACTCTAAAGATCCCGTCTTCCTTAAGAAAGAACACAGCATCGCGGTTAGCGATCACCCGCAAGACCGCTGCGCGGCTAGAGCCCAGGTCTAAAAAGCTAATGGTAGGAACTGCCTGAGGCAACCCCTGCCGCGAAATATAAACGCGATTGTTATGCTCATCGGAACTACTAACCATAGTAGCCAGATTAAAGGCAATCGTCGCTCCGGTCACTGAGAGCGAGAAAGTATCCGCGAACTCCGCGGCTTCAAAAAACACAGTGGCCCCATCTGTGGCGTATCCAAAAACCTTTTTGTTCGTCGTATCTCGAGCAATCACACGAATCAGGCTCTCTACTGTTGCTGCCAAGGTCGCGCCAATGGCAAACTGATGCGCAGCAACGTTTTCGAGTGCCTTAGCGGTATAGGTAAAGGTCGAGACCCCCCGGGTAATAACAAAAGTATCATTAATAGTCGGTTGGGCAATTAGCGTGACTTCGATATTGGGTCTAAGCTTAGTATTGGCATAGAAAGCACATTGTTTAAACTCAGCCGCATCCACAGCCAGTGGAGGCCGGCGATTAGCTTGAGCGATACCATCCTGCGAGGGACTAGTATAGAGTAGCGCTCCTAGATCCGCTTCCGCTCTTGTGTCAGTAAAGGTTATTAGGCCAGCCGTGAGATCGCCGCTAGCAATGGGCTTTTCAATAACGAGCTGTAGTTCATCACCTGGGTCAGCAGTCTGGTTCACGGAGACAAAGCTCCGATAGAGCTGCCAAAAATGATCCGTAGAAAGCTGCGCACTAGGGAGAGAGAAGGTAATAGCGGTAGTATCCGCGCTACCGCTAGTGTTAGTCATGACGAGCCGCGCGCTTGGCGCACCCAGCAAGAGAAACCCATTCGCATCTCTGCGGCCAAACACGACCCGATACGCGACTTGAGTATTATTTGTAAAAAATCCGCTTCCTGCACTGCTAAGCGCACCGGTTATCTCAATAGCTGGCGCGACACCGCTAGCAGTCAGGCTTCCAGTAAGGCTATCGAGAACTTTGCTACCGGCATCACTAAGAAAATGAATGGCCTGGTTTTGTTGGAAACTATTTACCTTTATGGCACCCGTTGGCGCAGCCAAGCTCCCAATTGAAGTCCATGCGCTAGCATTATCGCGGTAGAGTGTGGTGGCCGTAAGGGCCAAGAGCTTACCTACGAAGCTATAGAACTTTTTGATGCCCGTAAGAGTAGGATTAAATTGCTTTAGTCCTCTGCGACTGCTGGCCTCACCAGGACGATCAATAACAAGATTATCCGCTATCGTCAGGGCGCCCTGCGGAACATTACTTAGCGGGTTGGGGTGACTGTAAAGTCCCTGAATGGTAAGCTTTAGCGATTGTACCATGCATCGTCGAAGTAATCGAAAAGGCCATCCTCGGTGCGAATGACCTGCGGACTACCATCGTCCCTATCGTCAATGTAAAGACTAAGATTACCCATAAGAAGCTCAAAGTCTTTTGCCATCGCCTGACTCATCTGCCCTCTGTTGAGACTGTCAAGAACTTTCATTAAGGTATACTGGATGAACAGCGGGTGTAGTTCTCTAGGCCACTGGGGGATAACTGTTTCTCCCGCCAAGCAAACCCAGTCTCCTACGGCCAGTGTTGCGGCCGTCGCAGGCGAGATCTCAATCGCAAAGCCTGCGGCAGTAACTATCGCAATATCCTCTGCGGTAGTGTCAAAGGGACTCGTCTGGGCAATCACATCCACTATTGCGCCAGGCACAAAGCTAGAAACCGCTTTATCCAGCTGAATCTCTCCGGTCATGGGATCAATCGATACAATCTGACCCGCCTCTACAAGATTGACTAGATAACCGGGGCGTTTATAATATTTCAGTCGCAAGGTAGGCCCGGCTTGGTCGCCGCTGCCTAGTAGAATGACCTTATTGGCCTCGAACATATAGCCCACACGGTTAACGGCTAGAAAGCCATTTATACTGTTGCTATTAAAACTCTGGCCAATCTCAGGTTGAAAGCGTGGAAGATGCGAGATGACATGACCATTAGCATCCAGGATCTGAACCATGCGCAGGCGCTGTCCCAGGGTTCGCTCTGGCAGTATAAATTCTCGCTCGCTGCCAATGGTATAGTCTTTATTCGCGACGAAAAACTCTTCTTTTGCTGCGAGAACAGCCGGAATCAATGCCAAGTCCTGTGCATCATTCATAAAAGCTATTAGTTCGTCATCACTAGGCGTTTGCGGGGTCTCGGGGATAGAACCGCGTCTGCGAATGTCGCTAACTAGCTTATCTGTCGTAAAGCGGCTCATTACTCAGCCTCTGCCTCTTTTTTGCGCTTTGCGGCGCACTCTTCAGGCGAGAGCTCGTTGCCATTGCGGTCATAACAAGGTTCTGCTTTGCGAACCTCTTCCATGGGATTCTCTACGTGACCTAGAAAAAAATCTCTAACGCGATCCAGGGCAGAGCGTTTTTTACTTTCCATCTTTTTTCTCCTTATTCATTTCAATAATCTGGGTGTAGGCTTTATCCATCCGCAGCGCGCTTACGCTGCTACGCGGAACATAAACAAACGTATCATCTGTCGTGCGGAAAGCGATTATCTCGCTAAGACTACTTTGCCACACGACTTGAAGAGCCTCACTCTTCCCGTTCAGATACTCGATCTGTACAGTCCAAAAATCTGGGCAGCTTTGATCTATTTTAGGTTTAGTCCAACCAAACATATTAAGCCTACTTTGCCCTCATGTAAAAGCGAAATCTAATGGATCTCGGTTGGATGCTCTGGGTCGAGCTAAGTGCAGTCCCTGTGTCACTGGTACTGGCCGCTCCACTGGTAAACGAGGCGATATCTACGGTATGTGTATGTGCGCCGTTGCTAGCGGTAGTACCGTCTACCTTGATCCCGACCGTGAATGCACCGCCGGCTCCGGAGTCATCGTTCGTAACTGCGCAACGCCGTGTTGAGTTCCACGCGCTTAGCCCGGTTACTTCAAAAAAGTCTAAGCGAGTTGTTGGTGTTGAAGGCAGACCAATCTGAGCATATAGACTTCCTTCGTCATGCGTATGGGCGCCATTGCTGCTAGTGCTTGTGCTTGGGGGATCTACTGGATGCGTATGTGCTAAAGTATGAGTATGCGAGAGATCAACAGTATGCCCGGCATTACCGACAGGAGTCGTCGCCCACGCCGCGCTGTGGTTATCGCCGCCGCCATCCGTGCCAAAGCCAACAATATAGCGCCCGCTTAGGTCAGGGGTAACGCGGCTACTGCCGCCAATGGTATAGGTTCCGCCGTCGCAAGGTTTCCAGTAGGTACTATCAGGGACTAGGTCTCCGTTAAAGTCATAATGCGGCACTACCGTGCCAATGGGAACTAGGGCTTTAGCAAGGTCCACTGCGTCGGCACTAAAAGTTATGGAGCCAGGTACCAAGACATTGTCGCTATCATCGATGATGACTCCGCTATCCTGGATAACAGTTCCCCCCGTGCCATCGTAGCGTGCGATTGCATTGTCTGTGCTACCGGTGTTGTTCTGGACGTTGCCCGCGGCCGCGAGCGTTAGGTTAATATCCGTGGTGCCATCGTTAAAGATAAGATCATCGTTGCTGTCAACGAAGAGTTCCATGTTTAGCGTGTTGGTGAAGTTGCGCCATGCAATGCTATCAGCATTGCTGAAACGAATTTGGCCGGTGGACGCCAAAGGCGTTCCCGGCGAACGCAGATGCGCTATTAGCGCCGTGACTGCGCTAGCCCAGCCGGTAGCGGCCGGTCCCCAATTTTCATCACGGGGAACGGGGTATGCGAAGGTTTGTCCATTAACGGTAAGATTCGTAGGCATACTGGCGTAAGACTCCTTTTTTGACTACATTGAGAGACTCTATTTGCTAGAGTATCTGAGTGTAGGGGCAGGCTCGCGCCTGCCCCCTTAATCGCATAGCGATTAGCTATTAACGATATTAATGATCTTGAGCAACCATGATGGATGATCGCTGAAGATAGCCTGATCGCAATAGGTGCGGATCTCAAATGAGCTATTCTCTGGACGGTCGAAGAAAATTCTATCGCCGCTGCCAGGATTTTTCATCGAGATTTCTTGAGCGCCAACGCGCTTAAGAGCACTCTTTTTGACCATGAAGGCTTCGCCTTCTTTAACGCACGGATGTGACATAACGCTCATGACGCCCATTTGATAATGGTAATCAATTGCCTCTACGCCTTTTTCCGCCAGACGGCTCTTGTAAGAGCTATCATAACGCCGACTGCCGGCCTCGTCATTATTTAGGTTTTCCCAGGTCGCTGGGCTAACCATAACGAGCAAGTCACCTTCCACACCAAACGGCACGAGCTGACCCGCAGCCTTGCTTAACTTGGTAAAGCTAAGAGCTGCGCCGCCCGCGTCGAATTGGTTACCTTGAAACAGGTCATAGACTGTATTGTCGATCTCAAACAGCGTTCCGCTGGTCGTGATGATTTTATCCAAACCAAGAGCTTCTTTTTCAAAAGCGCCCAGGAAGAACAATCTCACGGTATTGGGATTCGCCGCAATCTCTGTATCCAGAGCTGCGATGTCCGCGGCTGCGCCGGTTAGGTCAAGCTTACGATTGGCCATGTCGACTTTGTCCACAGTCAATGGACCCGTGGTGTTAATCACCGCGTCTGTGTTATCGATAGCATCGAGCTGAGCATTTTTCATACCCACCCAAATGCCCGGACCCCATTGCTTAGTTTGAATGGTAATACGGGTTTTAGTAGCCGCTTGGTTAGCACTAGACGCTGCCACACCGAGACCCGAGCCGCCGTACAGGAGCATAAGCTCCAAACGACGAGTTGAAGTCTTGAGAAGCTGGCGAATAACATGCTCCGTGCCGTTAACGAAAGCTTTAGGGCCTTTCGCTACGAGTGAAGCGGCTGCTTTGTAGCCGATTTGATCGCGAGCCACGATTTGACTGCCGCGAACGCGCGCATTGCGGGTCGAGGTAGCAATCGGGGGATTAAGGGTCATTGCGTCGTCTTCTGGGCCACCATAGGTCACGCCTTGAGACTCGCTAACCACAACGGGTTCGTTGTAGGCGAAGCCGAGTTTTTCGGATTCTTTGAAAGGGATCATTTTTAATAGATAAACATGTTCCGGAATAAGGTCCTCGAAGCTATCTGCATAGACTTCTTTGGCCATACCCTGTAACTGTTCTAAAGTTACTTCTGCTGCCATTTTTTTCTCCTAGCGGATTCTGTCCGCTAATAATTTTGCTGGTTAAATATGCTATGCCTCCGCGGGAGAGGGGCACCATTGCCGGCTCCTTAAGGCGTAGGAACGATATCAGCTAGCAGGGAGCGTAGCTCCCTGGGCATTTCGTCTAGGAGATTCTGTTTGCGGTTTATTTATACTTATCGCGAAGAGTTTCCATCATCTCATCCCAGCTATGACCCTTCTTAGAGGTCTTCTTAGCTGGGCGCTTTTCACCAGTCTCTTGGGATTTAGCAACCTGTTTACCAATCCGTTCGCTATCCCATTTCCTGAGAGCCTTTAAAGTATCTTCTCCCAATAGGGCTGCCAGCTTTTCCATAGGCAAGTCCTTGGAAACTGCCGAGAAATACCCACGATCTTCTTCCATAACCGCCTGCGCAAGCTCTTCCGGAGATGGGAGGATATCACTGTGCTCTGCGGCTTGAAGATAGGTAATCATGCGATTATAAAGAGTTTTACTCCCGGGAGTTCCCGTCAAGGCAACCGCCTTGTTAACCAGGTTCTTATAGGTTTCGAAGTGCCGCTGCATTTCCGCTTCCTCGGCTTGCAGGCGCTCGGCTTCTTTTTGCTTTGCCTCCCGCTGGCGGAACTCTTCGAGCTCGCGTTCTTTCGCTCTGAGGGCTTTATCCTTATCGTCCATGAGGTCTTCTTCAAGCTGTTCAGCAAGGATTTGCTCGGCAAACTTGCGGACGTCGACGCCGACCATTTCATGGCTAAGTGCACGTTTTGGATCGGTTTTAAGGATCTGGATAATCTCCATGAGCTTAGTTTTCATTTCCGCGGCTTCTTGCATCTTGGCATAGCTGGCCTGTTTAAGCTGGTAGTCTCTTACCAGTTCGGCCTCTTCAATTTCTTGCTCATTCCCGTTAACCTTAACTTTAAGGCGCCTGGGAGCTTCTTTAGGCATTTCTACGACTGGGATGCTACCCTCAGCATTTACCTTGGGGCTAGCAGGGGCCTCAGATGGGGTTTCTATGGGGGGTTGTTCTTGGACAGCGGGTGTTGGACTGGGGGTGGACATGGTTTGGTACTCCTTTTCGCCCCGCGCCGCGGCACCTTGCTGCGGTAGCTGGGAGAGATCGTTTGGAGAGTTCTGTTATCGGCTTTACGATAATAATGCCTTTTTTAATAGAAACACCCAGTCTGCCCCACTGGGTGTATTTGTTAAAAAAAAGTAGTGCAAATGCGGTGTTAAGTAGATGAAAAAGTAGTCTTTGTGTATACGAGTGTGTGAACCCCCAACCCCACATCGCCACTCGCTAACGGGCCTGCCAGGAGGAGTGGCATAGAAATTGCATGATGCAAGATGTATGCCAATTTGATTGGCATGATTCTTGCAAGCGAAAAACCGATAATGATTGGCATAAGAGTTGCTGTTTCTCTTTCCAACCCATACCATTGTCCCATACCCATCGGAACTTATGTTACCCCAGGGTAACTAAAGTTGCAATTAGGCAAAGCCTAACTAGATCAAAGCGTTATCCCTGCGGCGCTAGCGCGCATGTAACTATCGTTACCAGTGTGGCGCCGAGGGGTCACAAAAACGCCAATGAAATCAACTGCCACTTTCGGCACAGCTTATGCATTCTCTAACAGACATGGAAACACTAATCAGACTCTTAATAGTTATCTTGGAAGGACCGAGACAATGAAGCTCTTAGCAACAGGACTCTTTGAAACGGGCTATGGCGAAGTCCCCGCAGAGCTTGTAATCGAGGATGGCGAGTTGTTTTTGTGGTATCAATTGACCAAAGACGCAGATGAGCAATATACTCAAGATCCACAAGAGATTATGCAATTTTTAATGAATCAATTAGAACAAAGCCCACGAGGCATTAAAAGGGAAGTTAGAATGAGTGAAATTGAGCAAATCGCAAAGAGTTTGGTGAATGATCTTTCAATCAACGGTTTAAAGCGATATTTGGTCGAGCAAGATCGAATGATTTGTAATGCAATAAAATACAGTCGCTCTATACGGCAATATAGCAAGTTTAAAGCCGCGGCTATGCTTGCTATAAAGATTAAGAAGGGCAAATAAATGATTACCATCGCAATCTCTTTTGTGGCCTTCGCATTCAAACTCGCGACTGTTCCCGTCCTCGCGGTCATCGGATGGTTTCTCTACTACGTGAAGCAGGAGACAAAATAATGCTTACCTGGCTCGCCATATTTGCTATCTACAAGCTCCTCGTTCCATTTCTGGGTGTCTTCTTTACTATCCTAGTATTGATCTTCCTTTTCAGCGGGAGTGATTTATGACTTGGGAACGCGCATTCGAGCAAGCCTGCACGGAGATCCAGGATATGCAGCTAGCTGAATTCATTGAAACATATGGCATTATTAGCGAGACCATTGCTATTGAACGAAGAACGCAAGAAATTCTAGACAACTGGCAAGCAAACCTGCTAGACTTATAGAAAGGAAAATAAGATGGATACCAACACTAAGATTTTACTACGTATTCTCGATGACCTAATCGACGGCCTGCAGGCTTTAAATAATCGTCTCGACGGCTTCCAAAAGCAATTAACTGTTGCGAAGTGTCGCGAGTGTGGTCTTGAGTTTGTTCCCACGGATCGCAATCCAATTACTTGCTATGAGTGCGAATGCGCGGCGGAATATGAAGACGGTAATAAGGTGCCCTTTTAAATGGAAATCGTTGGCTTCATTCTAATGGTCATCTTTGCCCTCTTCGGGGCAGCAGATGTCTATAAGCGAGTTAAGAGGCGCTGGCTGCGCCCGCGGGTAATCCATAACCGCGCCGAGTTTATAGACGAGTGGATGCATAAAAAAGGACTAGACGAAGATATAGACCTACACTAGGAGGAAAAATGAAAAATGTGGAACTAGCAATGAAAGGTATCGAAAAGGTATTCGATAAGTATTTTTTGACTGAAGGCGATCAAGGAATAATTTTGTCGGCTATGCTCATAGAATTAATGGCGCGTGTATTCAAAACGCCAGAAAAACTAAGAATGGTATTAGATGATATGTATCTAGATTGCCTAGACAGGGTAAAAGAAAATGAAACGCAATCCTGAAATGATCTTAACTGTCGTAGACGAGATCCATAAGCTTCTCGCGTCTCACGGTCTTTCTATAAAAGAATGCGGGATGGTTGCTTCTCAACTGATGGTTGAGACAGCATGGAATGCGGGATTTTCAGAGGCTCAAATGCAAACTGCAGCTTCGACTCTCATCGAAGCCTTTAATTTAGTAAACAAGCGGGAGGATAAAAATGACCCTACAAAACATTAAAGACTTGCTTCGCAATCAGATCCAAGTGGCGGTACGCGGAGCGGAACTCGATGAATGGTGTCTAGCGACAGATCCCGAGGACTTTGACGCTTTCATCCTAGACTTCCTTGCGAAGTGTGAGAGTAAAGGTCTCTTGCTCAAGCATCTTACTAGCACCTATCTGGTCTTTGAAGAACTATACGGAGCACTAGATGGATAGTCTCAAGACACTCCGCAAAACCGCACCGGCAAAAGCTGCACTAACTGACCGTGAAAAAGAGATTCTAATGAAGACGCAACAAGAACTGCTACTGATTGCGTTACGGAAAGAGAAGCAGCATAGCGAGGCGGAAGAACTTTTTTGCGTACGAGATGAAAAGGACTAGCGCAAGTTAAGTCGTTTTCCGGTGAGGAACCGCCAAAGTCTTCGAAGCAAGCCTATTGGCTTGCTGTTGCGACGCAGGCGATCTTTCCAGCCGTAGCGGCGAATCTTCTTTGCATTTGGCTTGAGTAGGATAATCTTAGCCATCTTTACAGCTCTTCCACTATAATATTAAAGGTAAGCTTTCTCGTATCGCTAGCAGTGCCTGCATCTGGTTGCCGCATGACGATTCCTTCGCCGGCAGTAAGGACAAGAGCATCTGTTGCGGCATTATCCATACTAATAAAAGTCGCGGGATTATAGCCAACCGCTGTTGCACTGGCAATAGGGAGGAAAGCAAATGCGGCCGCGCCGGCACTTAAGGATAGCCCCGTTGAGGCAGTCCGTAGAGAGCTGACATTAGCAGCATCTGTTGAGAACTGTTTCGCCGGCGTAACGCTTGCCCCACTAGCTGTGCCTGTAAAGGTCACTCTTTCAACAGTAATTCTTGGCGCACTTGTCGCTACAAGGGCCGAAGTAAGTTGGCTAACACAATCGATGTGCTTTATTCTCACCTGTACCGCAGAACCAACGGGATTAATGAGCCAGAAAAAACCCGCAGTTGCCCCGTGGGCGCTCGCTTGGACTGTGAAATTGCCAGCTTGGTAAAAATATAACCCAAGCCTCGTTTTTGGCTCTGTTGCATTGGGACTGACTAAGTAAACTGGCTGGGCCTGTGTGCTCATTATTCGACTCCAAGGATAGTGACGACGATATTAGTAGCGCTGCCAAGCGTGAGCCCTGCGCAGCGACTACGAAAATAAAGCGCAGGAGATAAAGAGGCGCCACTAAACTTTACGGCTCCATCTCCGTCCACATTCGTGTGCTGCAAGACTTGTGTAAAGTTGGCGTTATCAAGACTACCCTCAAGGCGCACATCCCAACTTGTTGCTGCGGCACCAGTTCCCTTAACTTGCAAGGAGAAAGCCTTAAGCGGAGCCGTGGAGGCATTAATGGTTGTCCCATTTGCGGTCCCGGTATAGGTATCTTGGCGGTTAGCGGAGGCAGCAGTTGTTGCAAGTGAGGTTTGATTAGAGGCGATTGTTACTGGCATCGAAGCGCTCATAGTTGTCTGTCCAAGGGCTGCTGGCGTGCCTGCATCGATATTACTAAGAGAGGTGACCATTGTGGCCTGGTTAGCAGCCGTGGCGGCCCCCGTTGGTAGCGAAACTGTCCCACTTATATTCGTCAAATTCCAAGTACCTGATTGCGTGACGGGGATCGAACTTTGATCGGATGCAATGGCGATAGGTAATGAAGCCTCCATTGCTTTCTGGCCAAAGGATGGAAACATAGAAGTAAAAGTCGAGTCAAGCAAGAGAGTGGCGAGAGTTGCTTGGGTTGCGGCACCAGTTGGAAGACTAATAGCTCCGTTAATATTATTAATGTTCCATGTCCCGGACTGGGAAGCTGGAACAGCGCTTTGATCAGATGCAATGACAACAGGTGTTGAGGCCGCCATTCCCTTTTGCCCGAGCGCATTAATGCGCGCCTTAAAAGTATTATCGAGAAGAAGGGTCGAGACAGTTGATTCTGTGGCTGCGCCACTTGGAAGGGGCAGCGACGCTGCACTGATTGGCACAGCAGTTGCGCGAAGCTGCGCGTCGGTTAGGGGGCCTGTTACGGCAACACTTCCGCTTATACCAACGGTACCGTCTACGGTTAACGAGTTGCCTCCGTCTTGCACATTAACGGCGCTCGCGCCTGCGGCATTGGTAACGGTAACACTGGCTGCGCTTATATTTACATTCAGGGATCCATCTGCATTAGGTAAAAGTGGGTTACTGCCGTCTGGTCGGACGATTGCAATATTATCGCCGTCACTTGCACTGATCTCGACGGCGAGCTCTGCGTTATCTATGATAACGTGGCCAGCGGTACCGCCTTCTACGCTTACTTTAAGGGCGCCCGAATCAGAGGCAATTAACTCGCCATTCTCTCCGGCTATTTGAACAATTCTATCAAGATTCTTTAGAATATTGGAAGACATCTAGGCCTATTATAGCCTAGGCATAGCAGAAATGCAAATGGCTAGGCAACTAGGTTGCTAAGCTTCTGATTATTCACGCCGGTAGAGGTATCGGATAGAGGCGTAATGTTACTACGAATATTATTATGGTCGACAAGGTTGTTATCGCAAACTCCGGTATTGTCTTCCAGTTTAATGCCAGTAGTGGCGTTGTCTACGCGATTGCTAGTCACAGCGCAGTCCTGACAGGCGCTCAGGCGAATGCCGGTGGTAGCCGTTCTCACGAGGTTACCCACGATTACAACGTTAGTCGGGACCGTCGCGCTACCATCAACCCATATGCCGCTTGTGGTATCAAATACCGTGTTACCGTTTACGGTCACGTCATCGCTATCATCATAAACGCGAATGCCGCGTGGAGCAAAGTTAACGGTGTTACCAACACAACTTACCCGTTGGCTATTATCGATACCGATAGCATCGCTGTTGTTTACTGTTCGGATATCGTTTCCACAGATTGCGCTATCCGCTCCATTGTTCAAATAAATTCCTTGCTGGTCAATACGCTCTAATGTATTATCATTGATGCGGACGTTATTTCCACCCGAGATATTGCTGACAATTCCCCATGAGCAATCCACAATTGTGTTATCGCAGGCAGAACCATCTTTCATGTTCGCCAAGATTCCGAAGCCGCTTGACCCGCTGATACAACTGCGAATGTCGTTGCCTTCAACGCTATTTTGGTAGCCGCCGTTAACTTGAATGCCCTGTCCGGTGGGGCGATAGAGAATTTCATTGTCTCTAACCCTAGTGCGCGTTACATTGTGCGCGCCGGCATCCAGTACGATTGCACCATCTCCTTTGCCGCCTTGGATAAAGTTTCCTTCTACAAGACCTCCATATGCATTGACACCTAAGAGAATCGCGGCCTGTGGGGTCGTGCCTGTGCTGCTATTGTTGTTAGAATAGATCTTGCATCCACGAACAATAGGAGTCATCGCCGCTCGGCAAGCTATCGCACGACAGCCGTCTAGATTCGAAATGGTAACGCGTTCTATGAGAGTGTCAAAAGTAGCTACCATGCTAATGCCATCAGTAGCGGTCCCTGTGAGAGCCACGTCTTCGCCTTCAATATTGAGATCCCTAATCTCTAGATGATCGCTGTAGCGCGCTAAGATAATTTGTTCGTAGGTGCCTGCGGGCTCTAGCTGTAAATTCTCTAAGCGATTAAATTTGTTTGCACTAGGATTATCTAGCAATCCTCCGGTAAAGCCCATCGGAGCGGGGTTTACCAAAGTGATCTCGCCCGTCCCCCCATTACCATTAGCCGATGCACGAGCCGTAAAGCCTTCTTTATACCCTGTCACACTATCGGTACCTACAATAAAAAGAGTATCGCCGGTGCCTACTTGTCCCGCTGCAGCTGCTGTCGTGGTAAACACGCTGGTCGCGCCGCGACTAAAATTATTTAAAGGCTGGTCGACAAGGTCGCTAGTACCGGCAAACTCGATCATAGCCCCGGTTCCACCGCCGGTAGCGGTAAGGCGTGTGGCGCGTCCTGCGCCGCGAATCGTTACGTTATTGATGCTGCTAAAAACAACCCCATCGTCTAAATCATAAAGACCTTGCGAGAGTTGAATGATACCGCCACCAGAAGAGTGCACGGCAGACACTAAATCCTGAAGGCGATCTTTATCAGCAGTCGTGCCCGTTGGTTGCAGTGTTACGATATTGAATCCTACTTGGAGCTGATCTCCGGTGAGACTGACCTGTCCGTAGGTTCCACTTACATCGACGTGCATTCCCGCGGATACGCCACTTTTATTAGCGGTAATATCTAGCTGGGATACAAAAGGCTGAGAGGTAAAGGCGCCATAGTAACTTTGATCCGCGCTTGCATTAGCAAACGTGAGATTGAGATCTGCGATGTTCCCGATTATTAATCCCTGGTCATCGGTTGGGATAATAAAGCCCTGAATAGTCCCGGTTTTACTAGCAAGCTCAATTATGTTGTCATCGGCGCTCCAATAAGAGGTCGCGTCGCTGCTGCCACGGCGAGCCTGTAGAAAAAGATCACTCATGTTATTAAGCTGTAGCAAGATGCTACCGTCTGTCACGAGGGCATTATCAGTCTGGAATTGGAACCCGATTGCGCTAGCGCCATCAGCTTCGTCTGTCCGTACCGCGTTGCCGTCTAGATGGAAGTCTTGCGTAGCAGTGTGATTGCCGAGGTCATCGCCAACGGTAGTTGGGGTTAGCAGGTCTAGATTAATCTGCTTAAAAACATTGGTTGCCACTAGGGACTCCTATTAGCCTTGCATGACGACGCGAGTCGCAGCACTGGCAGGGACGATAATACGGACATATTTTGACATTAACCCGATTACATTCCACTGAACCGAACCCCCGGCAACATCTGCGGCCGTGGTAGCGGTAGTTATGTCGGAAAAGCTTGCCGAGACATTCTCATCACTGGCCTGTAGCTTGATATTGCCCCCAGCGTTTGCGCCATAGTGAACTACTATGAAAGCATCTTTTATGTTGGTAACGTCTACGGCCAAGCTAACGGCACTGGTAGTTTCCAATAACGTTCTATTTTGGTCTATTTTGGGTTGTCCTAAAATCTCGGGCATTTAATTACTCCTTGGGAGCTGTGCTAGGCGGTTGGATTGCTCCAGGACCACTAGACATAGCGGGATTTCCTTCACTTTGAGAAGGCTTTTGTTTATTCTGTTCCGGGGACATTTGCATAGGCGGTTGTTGCTGCGCTAAAAGGGCCTGGTGCTCGGCAATATGCTCCAATGTTGGGCTAAGAATCGCAACATTCTCCCGAATTTCCGGGTCGCTAGTAACGGTGCTATGCTCTAAAATGTGCAATTCATGATTATCAATTGAGAGAGCGCGGGGTTTCTTACCCGCCATAAGCATCTCATTTTCCTTACGAATTCCCATCATTTGTGCGTGCGGACCCTCCGTCATCACTTCCAAGTTACCAGTTTTATAGACCTCTAGATATTGCATGGCGTTAACTTGGTTATACTGTAAGAGGCTATTGGCCGCGTCGGTGCGACCGGCAAGGGTCTTCATAACTGGATTGCCCATGTCAACGACTACTCTATGGATGTCTGCCAGGTCTTCGCCTTTAAATGTTTGTAGATAGGTGCTGTTGTTTTTTCCGCTAATGAGCGCGACGCGTGGGGTGCTGGCATAGTCTTGAAGATTTTGGATGACCATGGTAGCGCTGTCCTCTAGCATCTGGACGTAGCTAAGCTGAAGGGCCTGAGCAAATTGAATGGCCATTGTCTGGACAAGCGCCACGCTGTTTGCGCTGCGGAGATTGCTCTCAGGTTCGCCCCGGGCTGCACTATTAATCCCCGAGAGGGTTTCCATTTTTTGCTCTAAAACTGCAATCAGGTTATAGAGTTCTACTGGCGTAGCAGTTAACTGAAGAGGCTCAGGCTTGCCGGCTTTGGGATCGAACTCTACAAGGTTAAGACCGCCGGCAAGACGGCTTACTGTGAGACCGGCTCCGCGGGGCATGGCAATATTTTGGACGCCAAAGGTAGCGTTATTGGTTAGCGCTACGCTATAGAGCTTGTCTATGGCTTCTTGGAGAGGGACGAGATCAAAGGTATTGCTATAGCCGTAAATGTAGTCTTCCATCTCTCCCGCGCTCATGCGGATCACGGGAAGGCTGCGGTAAGGAAGCGGGCCGTCAAATAAGAGAATGCCTCCTTCCGTGAACTCCAATATTCTTCCCTGTGGCATGGCCGGGGTAGGCTTATGATAAAAGCACCATTTATTTATGAGTTCATTTGTAGGGCTGTCGTAGAAGCGACGAATAACGAAATCGGTTAAAAATCCCTGGAACTCGCTATAGCTCTCTTGAATTACTTCTTCTTTTGTCTCTTCGGAGAGACCCGCCTGGCTGGCGATCTCAAACTTATTAGCTCTCTTGCGAAGCAAGATCCACTCGTCACAATTAGCTTTGCGGTAGTGAATATCTCTTATGACATCGAAAGTGCTATAGGATCCAAACTCAAGGTCTCCTTCATAGATAATAGCACCAGTCTCAGGATGTCGACCGTATTCCTTGCCGCCGCTTGGGTTCCATCCCCCGTATAAAAACCCTTCTCCATAGCGGATCGCCAGGTCCGCAGTCTCGGCCTGGTAACGTTCTAACTTTTCCACGCGGCTATAGTAGTCTAAAAGGCCGCTAGCGATGGTGGTTTGCGCCATGGACTTATAGTCTGTGTTAATGGCCTTTGGGTCATAGGCGGGGCGTTGGTTTACGAGAAGGCTCTTGCGATGGTCTATGAGATTTCTAAAGTGGTTTACGTTTATGTTAACATACTGGCCCAGGTTACCGCTTCGGGAGAGGCTACCGCGTTTGAAGGCACTTTTATTAGTGAAATTATAGACCTTGCGTAGCAGCTCTGTGCGCCCCGTTTCATGCAGGTAGCGATAATATCGCTCCTTACGCAGAACTAACTCGTCAATAAGATCGTAGGCCGGCAATGATGCAAAATACTTGTCTGACAATGAAGACTCCCAGGGAGCACGACGGCGCTCCCTTATTCTGTTCCCTCAAAGATCCCACTCATGTCTTCTAAAGCAATCTCAAGCTCTTTCCGGTCCTTAGCTGCCTGCTTAGTTCTTCCCGGCTCTGCGATGGGATCGCCGCCATAGAGGTCAATGTTTCTAATTAGATACATAAGCATAGCAAAGTGATCGAAATGGCCATAGGCGGCGGAGCGCCCGAAGCGTTTGCGATGCTTATCCCAAACGCCATAGCGAAGGCAGCCTATGGTTTTGGGGCAGGTTTTGGGATTTACCTTAATGCGGCCTTCTTTTACCATTACTCGGACCTGATCTACCATGGCCTTTAGCTCATCTTTCCCCGTGGGAACAAAATGGAGCCCATGGAGGCTACCTAAATCTTGCAACAGTAGGGGATTATCATTGTCTGCGACACGGCGATAGGGTTCTAGCCCTTCCCAAATGGCTTTCTCGTGCTTTCTAACCATATCCCGCAGTGCGATGGTGGTCATAGCTGGCCCGTTAATAGAGTCTTCTTGCTCTAGATAGAAGACTCTTGTGAGGCGGTCGTACCAGCCGAAACCAATGG